CGTCGCACCCGAGGGCGCGACTCCCGTTGCACCTGTTGCACCCGTCGCACCCGACGGCACAACTCCCGTTGCACCTGTTGCGCCCGTTGAGCCCGTTGCACCCGTTGAACCCGAAAGACCTGTTGGACCCGTTGCCCCTGAAACACCTGTAGTACCCGTCGCACCCGACGGACGTACACCAGTCGCTCCCGTAACCCCTGTAAAACCGGTGGCACCTGTACGCCCCCGATTTCCAGAGATGCCGTTGCCGCCACTCCCGCCGCCAGCTCCAGTAATCCATCCGAGTCTACTGTTCGCATCGATTCCTAAAACCTGCGGATACACACCTGTAACGCCGGGCGAAACGGTAAGCGTATTTATGTTTGTCAACGCTTGTCCGGCGATATTCAGATTTTGCCCGACTGGAACCGTCGACCACTGTGAAGTAGACGACGAGGTCCCGGTATCGCCATTGCCGGTGTTTTTCGACATACCGTCTTTATGTATTGCGCGAGATATTGATATATGCAATCACTACGTGACGAGATACCTGGCGCCCGTATTCAAATCCACATAGGTATCTCCCGGGTTTGTGTCGGGAGGATTGCTACCGTCCGGCGGTATTCCATAACCTTCGACCGTCTTTGAAGTGGTCAACGGAATTGTCGGAGCGCCCCACGAAAGCGTAACTAAACCTGCAAACGGATTCGCCCCCATGAAGATATTGCATACATTCACACCGAATCCCGATACATCCGTAAATGTGCCCGTGCTGTCTGTGAACATAGACCCCGCCGATGTCGTCAAAAGCAGAAGGCTCGTGTTTGCCAGAGCAGTCAGCGGCGCTGTGGGTGTTGTAAAATCAACCCCGGCGTTCGTCCAGCGAATGTTCGTCATTAGACCCGTATAATTGCCTCCGAGTACGAGGGGATTCACATTGTTTCCGATAGGCGAACCGACTGTCGTCGTCAGTTGTTGAACGCCATCGACATAGAACTCAAGGTTTCCACTCGCCTGCCGGAGCGTGCAGTACTGCCATACATTCGCCACCGCAGATATGTCTGCACTATAGTAGGATGCGTCAACTTGGACGTAGAGACCCGTATCTGCGGAAATGCTCACGCCAATTGCCCCCAAACCGGCCCCAGAAACGTTGTCCACCAAGAAAATATTTGCAGACAATTGTGTAGAGAGCACGGTAGGATACATGAAAAAGTTCACAGTAAAATCAGAAAGTCCGACATTAAACACCTCCGACGCAGATTGCGTGGTCACCGTTGTTGAAGCCGTGAAAAACACACTGCCGCCACTACCGAACTCATAGTCTGCCGTCTTGGGTCCGTACGCCCACCCCTTCGTAGAATCAATGTAGTAATCTCCCACATTTCCCAACTCCAATGAAGGCGCTCCCGATTGGTTGAAAAGGTTCACGTTCGACGTTATCGGGCAGTTCGGAAGGAGAACCCTATTTGCAAATCCGGTAACGGTTGTATCCAAAATGGGAACTTGGGTTACATTGTTTGGATCGTTCGGCGAAACCTTTACACTCGCCTCCCACGGTCCCGCAACATTCGAACTGTACAGCAGTGTTCCGACACCATCGCCTAGTGCAAACGACTGCCCCCCAAGAAACCAATAGGTACCGTTCCACCCGACTGCGAAGGGTGGTTGACCGCCAACATTTACACCCGGAGTCCACAGGTATCCATCAAAACTGTGAAAGGTCGTGCTGGTATTCCCGACCGCCAACCACTGCTGTCCGTTCCACTGGAGTGCATTAATCTGCGGCGTTACCGGAATTCCGTCAATGACTGCAGGTTGCATGTAGAGCGTCTGCTTCCATTTCCGGCCGTCGTCCGATACAAAAACGCCTTGAGTACCCATCGCAATCGCCCATTGGGCGCCGTTAAAGACGGCAGACTGTGCAGCAGTTGCAGTATTCACGAGGGTGATACCGTCCTCCATGGTTGCATTGTACCAAAAGTTTCCACCCTCACTGGGAATCGTATAGAGTATTTCAGAATTCCGAGCAACAAGGTTTCCGGATTGGTCTATGTTGCCAGAGTACCCTCCGGCAACAAGTGTATCGTTTCCATCCCACGCAATTGTGTATCCGATACCGTAGTTATACCCCCCCGACAACCCCTTGAAATACTGAGATCCGGCAGAAATATCGACCGCGGATTCCCAGACCTGCTCTTCCTTCTCTAGAGAACGAATAATTGACCTTGCGTTTTCAGTTGCACCGGCAGGCACGGAATACCATCGGTTGTTTTTGCCACAGTAGCATACTGCATTTTGGGCGCCAAAATCGGCAGCGACACTTAAATAATCGGAGACTTCGGTCCACCCACTATCGGCAAACGGTCCTGCACACGAAATTATACTTCCATGACCGGAAATACCTCCTACCCCAACCCACGTAGCGGTTCCGTCGAACGCAACTTGCGTAATCGATCCTATATCGCCGGACGGGGTCAAAACGTTGCACCATACGATGCCGTCTGGACTCACTCCCAAAATATTCAAGTTAGAATCCTGTCCACATGCAAATATTAAATTTGGATTGGTCATTACACCCGCCAGTGCCGAACCCAATTTACCAGACACATTTGCGTTGATACTTCCTCCGAGTGCAGAAAGGAACACGGCGGGATTTATATCATCTTCAAAGGTAAGCGTTGTGGGGGCAATCGTAACGTTCGACGAAAACACCGTTGCCCACCCAAGCGATGGATTTACTGTGCCTTTCCCCTGTCCCAGATTGTACGTGTTTGTAAGGCCAGGAAGAAGGTTTCCGAAGACATATAGGTTTCGTGTCGATGAATAGGGCGCAGTCGTTATTTGATCTACACCCGATGGGGTAATGACGATGTTGGTCGCTGCAGACGATGTAATATTTCCATACCCTCCTAGATTTGACGGACCAAACGCCAGCGATGACACATTTGTTATGGAATTTTGTGACAAGTCAATATTTCTTCCAAACTTTGAGGCATTGGTCACGACTAGAGAACTCATAGTGACGACAGATCCACCGAGTCCATACGAAATAGTTAACGCAGATGAACCACTTGCAGTAGTGCTATTAAAATTAAAAAGTATCTGTGTTGCTGAACCTGAAATAGCCCCCGTCGCGCCCGTTGCGCCCGACAACCCCGTCGCGCCTGTTCCGCCCGTCGCGCCCGTCGCGCCCGTCGCGCCCGTTGCACCCGTTGGGCCCGAAACACCTGTTGCGCCTGTAAAGCCTGTGGACCCAGTTAATCCTGTCGAGCCCGTTGCGCCTGTTGCACCCGTAGAACCCGTTACGCCTGTTGCTCCCGACAAACCACTTGCTCCCGTTGCTCCCGACAAACCGGTTGCACCAGTTAACCCTGTAGCGCCTGTAACCCCGGTGGACCCAGTTAATCCTGTCGACCCCGTAGAACCCGTTGAACCCGTTAAACCCGTTACACCCGACACGCCCGTTGCAGCAGTTGCGCCCGTAGAACCCGTCCCACCCGATGCACCTGTCGAACCCGTCACGCCCGTTGCGCCCGTTGGGGCAGTTGCGCCCGTCACACCCGTCACACCCGTCACACCCGTCGGACCCGTCACACCTGTCAGACCCGTCACACCTGTCAGACCCGTCGCGCCCGTCGCGCCCGTTGCACCCGACACACCCGTTGAACCCGTTGCACCTGTTATGCCAGTTGCACCCGTTGCACCTGTCAGACCCGTCACGCCCGATGTACCTGTTGCGCCCGTCGATCCTGTCACGCCTGTACCGCCCGACACACCGGTTGCGCCCGATACACCGGTTGCACCCGATACACCCGTTGCGCCCGTTGAACCGGTTGTACCCGTCGCGCCTGACACACCGGTTGCGCCCGTAGAACCCGTCGCGCCCGTCCATCCCGTGGAGCCTGACAGACCGGTTGCTCCCGACACACCCGTTGCGCCCGTCCATCCCGTTGCGCCTGACAGACCAGTTGCGCCCGTCGTTCCTGTCGCGCCCGTCGAACCCGTAGCGCCCGACAGACCGGTTGCGCCCGTTGAACCGGTTGTACCCGTCGCGCCTGACACACCGGTTGCGCCTGTCCAACCCGTAGAACCCGTCAAACCCGTCGCGCCCGACACACCAGTTGCACCCGTTGCACCCGTCGCACCCGTCGAACCTGTTGCGCCTGACAGACCGGTTGCACCCGTCGTTCCTGTCGCGCCCGTCGAACCCGTGGCGCCCGACAGACCCGTGGCTCCTGTAAATCCCGTAGAGCCCGTCCATCCCGTCGCGCCTGACACACCAGTGGCACCCGTCGCACCCGTCGAACCCGTCGAACCCGTCGCGCCCGACACACCAGTTGCTCCAGTCGTTCCTGTTGAACCCGTCCATCCTGTGGCGCCCGAAAGACCGGTGGCGCCTGTAAATCCTGTAGAGCCCGTTGTACCCGTTGCCCCTGTCGATCCTGTCGCACCTGTTGCACCCGTAGCTCCCGTTGAACCCGTTGCACCCGAAACACCAGTTGCACCCGTAGCACCTGTTGCGCCTGTAGACCCCGTTGCACCCGACAACCCTGTTGCGCCCGTTAGACCTGTCGCACCCGTGGATCCGGTGGCGCCCGTAAATCCCGTAGCGCCCGTAAATCCCGTAGCACCCGTCGATCCTGTCGATCCTGTCGCACCTGTTGCACCCGTAGTGCCCGTTGCGCCGGTAGACCCCGTTGCACCCGACAACCCTGTTGCGCCGGTCGAACCCGTCGAGCCCGTAGATCCCGTAGCACCCGACAGACCGGTGGCACCCGTAGAACCTGTCGCGCCCGTAGAACCTGTCGCGCCCGACAGACCCGTGGCGCCCGACACACCCGTGGCACCCGTAGAACCTGTCGCGCCCGTTGCGCCCGTCGTTCCTGTCGCGCCCGTCACACCTGTCGTGCCCGTTGCACCTGTTGCACCTGTTGCGCCCGTTGCACCCGAAAGACCTGTGGCGCCCGTTCCGCCCGAGACACCTGTGGCGCCCGAGACACCCGTCGCGCCCGTCGCGCCCGTGGCACCTGTGGCACCGCCACCGCCACCGCCACCCGTTGTCCATAGCAGATTTCCGTTTGCATCGACACTCAGAACTTGACCGGTTGTTCCTGCAATTCCTCCGGATACGGTCAAACTTCCGACGTTGGAGAGACCGTACCCCGCCATGTTCACACTTTGCGTGGCGGGATACTGTGTCCAATCCGAAGGAGGCTGACCCGACACACCTCCGTTCTGGGTGTTTCTCGACATATTCCTTTACTTTGTTAGATAGAGGAGATATTGATATTCGTAACCAATTGGGGTCATGTCCACCATGTCTTGGCGCGTAAACCCACTTGACCGCACGATATCGAGCATCGCGTCGACGCTCGGCATGTGCAGGGCGTGGTTATTTTCAATGTACTTGGGCGGATCGTGAAATTCAAAGACCTCTTCGAACCGCGCCTCGTCGTCGTGGGGATCTTTCACAAACCTGCTGCGGTACTTGAATGAATCAAAGAACAAGTCCGAATCGATGATGCGTTCCGTACTGTATTTCTGCAGGGAAAATGCAGGGAACGGCGACGCAGCAGCAAGGATCGGGTCAAACTTGTTGGGGTCGACAAGGTGCAGAACCAGGACTCCGCTGGGTTTCAACCACGAGTAAATGTTGTCGAGAACCATCTTGGGGTTCTGGAACTGATAAATTGAAAAGTAGAGCAGCAGACAGTGCGAGAACGACTTAGGGGTAAAGGTTTCGGCGCGCGTGATGTCGCCCTTATAGAAGCGCGCGGACTTGCACTTTTTGCGCGCGACCTTCAGCATCGCTTCGGACTGATCCATTCCCACGAAATCAATGTCTTCCTTGCAGAGCCACTCTGCCATCGGCGCGGTGCCGCAGCACGCGTCCAACATTTTCACGTCGTCTTTCGCCCAGTTCGCCAAACCGTACTCTCGGATCGACGCCTTTTGAAACGAAATCAGTTCGGGTGTCATGAAAAGTTTGTCGTAGATTCCTGCATAAAAGTCGTCATAAATAGAATCGTAATCTTCGCGCGTTTCGGTGGGCGCCCCCTCTTCGGGATTGTTAAACATTTCCCTGTTGATATAGTCGACGCGTGAGAGGAGGTAGAGGGCGAGCAGAAGCAAGGCGCCGATCCAGTACGGTAGATATTCGTTCATCCTTGTCTATTGTATCTATGTAAGAAATGTGGGACGCGCTTCCTATCCAGCGCGTGAGTGTGAAGGGACGACATCTAACCACCATACACCCCGACTTTCCGTACCCTGCGTACCCTGATGTCTTATGTAGAAAATGGCGAGAGGTCGATGTCCATACGCAAAAATGGGCGATGTCTTTATGGTGCGTCCACTTTGGGATTCGCCGCTGCCCCCTCGGACCCGACGACCTCTTTCTGTGGATACCCTACGTTGCCACTCTCACCGCAAAGTTGGGCGTGTGGCGCGACGACGACGACGGCAAGGAAATCAAGACGGCGTCCGTCGGATGCAACTACGTCGACCCCGCTCACCGCGGAAAAGGTCTCGCACAGCACATGATTCTCACGATGGCGCAGACTCTTTCTCCCCGCCACAAATTCATGTTTGAACTACAGTCCGTGCCTTCAAGTCTGGACGACGCCGTCCCGTTCCTCCGCTTTTTCTACGTGTGGATTCCTATGCTGTTTAGCGGAGGATATGTAGAACAAGATGCAATTGATGCACGCGGAATTGTGGGGTTCCACCCCGATACATGGGACGGATACCGCATGTTTACGAACTCTACGGGCCACAGAGTCATCACAGACCCCCACGACGACATTGTGTGGAGCGACAGTGGTTCAGCTCTGGATTTTGACGGACCGAGTAGCAGATATGTCCGATGGTTTTCACCCTACGGAAATATACGCGTATACGCTCAGAACATGTACTTTTCGGACCCCGATTACTCGCGACCCGCGCTCAGCGGGTAGCTGCTGCTGCTCCGGCGGCGGGCGCTGCCGCAGGTGTGTTGATAACGATCGGCGTCGACGGAGTCATTGCCATCGTTGCGCGAGTGTACAAATTCCGCTGGAAATTCGACAACCCGGTGAACAAAGCACTCGTCTTTCCGAGTATGGTTATCAGCAAAAAAAGTCCAAGAACTCCGATGACGACATTCAAAATAATAGCAAACGACGGGGGAAACGACGCAAAGTATGTTACAAACGGCGCCGACTCTGACCCTTGTCCCGTCTTCGCTTGGTTGACGTATGCAGCGGGCGTCGTCAGTTGGACGAACCGATCGTAGGCGGACATCTTTGCCTCTTTTTCTTTGAGGAGGGTATCCAAGTACTGAAACCGATCCGAAGTGTTTGCGACCAGATCTGCTTGCTTGTCGCGGACGCCTGCAATCGACTCGACTATACCGCGCTCTGCCGTCGCCTGACTGGTTAACGTATTGAACTGCTGGCGATACTTGTCGATCGTAGGTTCAAGTTTATTTTCACTTATGCGCACCTTTTCCTGCTGCAGCCACGCCGGACCATTTTTGAGAGTCATGTACCGTATGCGCGCGCCCTGGTACGTATCGGGATCCTTATCTCGGTTTGCTGCTGCCGCAAGGTAGTACTCGTGCGCCTTCTGCAATTCGTCCGATTCATTAGACATTCCTGCGTCTGTTGTTCTTTACTAGGATTGTTTGTTTACGGCAAAGTACACTGCCGCACCAAACCCCGCTGCCAATCCCAAGAGAACGAGTGTCGAGGCAGCAACCGAGGGGAGCAGCGCTCCCGCCACAAAATGCAGGAGTATAGCGCCCACGAGCGTCCATGTCAGAATTTGAAGGGGTAGGAGGTTGCCTTCGAAGCCAGAGTTTTGCCCGCTCGATAGCGAAATCTCCCTGCGCAGTTTCTCCGCCTGGTCTTTCGAATCCTTGATCGGCCCCGACATATCTGTAGCATTTTTGAATATGGTGCTCGCCTCCTTGATATTTTGCGAGTTCTGGACCTTCAACTGCTGTATGGTCGCAGCATCCCGAATCGCGTTGACATTGGTGTCAAGCGCCGTCATGTACGGAGCAGGATTGCTCGTGTCGACCGACGCAAGGGATGTCCAAAGATTCGACGCCTGTGTCTGAAAATTGGCCAAAAGATCGGGAACCACCGACCAGTCCGAATACTGCGGAACATCGTGAGGAACGATGACGTTCGGAGAATTGATCTTGTAAACGTGGTTGATCCACGCGCCTCCTCCGATCGGACACGCGCCCGATGCAGCTCCGTACTTTTTGTAATTGTCCCGAATTTCAATACCTGTAAAGCACGCAAACCCTGCTTGGACGGCAAAGATATTGTGCCCCCTCGACTTGGCGAGATCGTAGCACCGCGATGTATTGTATGCATCTGTGCCGGGAGTGCCAACAAACCCTCCCGAAATAGCGCGGTCCTCTTTGTCAACCCAACACCCCATATCTGTGTACAAATGACTGGTGACCGATTGACCTGAATCTGCTGCTGCCGTCCTCGCGGTTGTTGCTGCCGCTGCTTGCGCTTGTGTTTCTGCTTGCGACGACGCAAGTTGGGCAGACACCGATTGTACCTGTGCACGCGCCTTCGACAGTTCGTCTGCCTCCCTCGCCCGTTCAATCTGCAACTGAGCTAGGCGTTGATCGGCTGCTGCCTGTGCCGCCGCTGCCGCTGCCGCTTGCTTCTGCGCTTCTGCCGCTGCCTGTGCTGCCGCCTGGGCTGCTGCCTGTTGCTGCTGCAACTGCAATTGCCTTTGCCTCTCCGCTTCTGCTGCTGCTTGCTGCTGTGCTCGTAGTTGTTCTGCCGCTGCTGTCGCTTCCCGTCTCTGCCTCTCCGCTGCCTGTGCTATCGCCGGGTCTGGCGGTGGAGGACCGCTCGGTGCTGCATTGCCCATTACTTACATTCTAGATTAAAACTGACCCGTGCAGAGCGGAACCGACACGCGATTCGCAAACTGTACAACCAACAACTCAGTATACCCTCCGTTATTGGGGGCAGACGTTGTCGAAAGAGTTGAAACGGGTGTGGTACGGGCGAGTGTGCGCATCTTCTGAATCTTCAGCAGGTCCGAAGAAGTCATCGGGTTAAGTTTCTTCGCTGGCGAAATGTACCCTGCCGTAGAACAACCTTGCGCGGTCCCGATGAGAATAGACGAAATTTGAGGCATTACTTTTACCCCACATATTATAATGTCAACATCCGGAATCAGCGATACAATGAAGGAATACCAAACTGCGCGCGCCAGTTATGTCGCCCTCCTGAAAACCGTATACGCAGAAACCGACCCCACCAAACGCAACGCGAGCATCGCACAAGTGAAGGTGCAGAACGAGACATTGGTCAATATCGCCCAGTCCCTGCTGTCTCAGTGGGACGCTCTAAACCGAACTCCCATAACGAACCAGTCCCTCTCTGAGCTCAGAGACGATCTCGTGCGTTATCAGCAGGATTTGGAAACTATGAAGGGACTCAAGGACGAAACCACTCGGCTCAACATCATGTACAATGATGTTACTGGCGACGTGTCTGCGAACCGCATAACATATTACGCATACATTATCATCGTCTTTATTCTTCTCCTTCTCATGTTTGTACTGTTTGCGTTGCGCAGTATTCTGGGCGGGGTCGCTTCGACGGTCGAGACTGCAGTCAATACTGTTCTAGAACCATCCTCTTCCAGCGCGGGGGTTTGAGAACATTGCTGGCGCTGTGGAATAGGGTGACGCGTAGGGAGACATCGGCGGCCCGTACGCTGACCCGTACCCGCTGCTGCCGAACCAAGAGGACACTCCCGTACCTAATTCATAGAGTTGCGGACTGTAGAACCCTACCAGGATGAGAATGGGAACAATCAGCATGATGATCCCGACACGCCACAGGATTCCGTACCCGTTCGCATAGTCGATCGTGCTGCCTGTCGGCGGTTTTTCCGACCAAAAATCATAGCGCTGCTTCGATGTCTCGTACTTGTCGACAAGTTTCTGAGTGTCTCCGCGCATGTCGTTCGCCTGGTCGGCAAGTGTAAAAAGTTCTTTGTGGCTGCTTGCGTATTCCGAAGCGAACCCCGTCATCGCCTTGCGCTGATCTTCGACTAGGGTCTGCTTCTTCGTTAAGGCATCCTGTACTGCGCGTTCGGCAATGTCTGCGGCCTTCTTGTACTCTGGACGCTGAGTCGTTAAAAATTGGAGTTGGTTGGACCGGTACTGTCCGAGAAGTTTTTCAAAGTTCTCGGATTCTGCTGCCATTATACACTTGCGACACAAATTCGATAGTACGGAGTTCCGCCCGCAGTCTCGCTGTTGCGCAGAACCTCAATTATGTCTCCGGGTTTCGCCCCGATCCACCGAGCGATCGCGTCCTGTGCACCGATATGCGGCATAGGGAGATAATCCTTGTGCTTCATCGCAATCTGTCGAACCGGAGGGTCGTCCGCATTCAACTGAATATGGTCAACCTTCATTTTTTTGACAATATCATCGAGGTTGATCCGGTACTTTTCAAAGTACTGCTTCGTCTCCTCGGCGCTCAAGATCCGGTGCTTCGGAACCTTGCGGTGCTTGGTGGGATTGTAGTCCAGTTGCCGCAGGTGAAAGATCTGCAGGACATCACTGAACGCCGTTATGGCGTGGAGAACAGTTTCCGATGGAGCCGTCTGTGCAATGAGAATGCCCGTAGTTCCGCCGTTTTCCCGGGTTATGCTCACGTGCGATACAAGGTCCTTTTCGTTGATGCGTGCGCGGTTTGAAGTAAATACCACGACATCGCCATACTTTATCACGGTTCCGGGGTATTCGACTTCCAGGGTCGTGGGCGCGTCTACCGGAACGCCGCGCTCTCGAAGCATCTCGAGCAGGAAGGGGGGAGTTGCCATGTTGTTATTTCTTACGGTATCTTTTAAGCGATTTCGTCCGTTTTGCTTATTTCGCATCTATGGAATAATGAAGTTCAGCGGGGTCTACCTTGCAATTGCACTTGCCGTACTGGTCGTAATAGGCGTGTTGTGGTCGGGTCGTGAAAAATTTGGAGTGCCCGAGTTTCTAGACCGGTCTATGGAAGCTAGGCGTCGTCAAGGTGAAGTATCATCGTACGCGCAGACGACGAACCACCTGCCGTCTCCGGGATCGACGGGACCAGCACCTCTACCGCGAGGGTCTTCGACCGGTCATCGGGTGGGTCAGTTTTTGGGATATACTGCTCCATTTTAGAGGGATCTGCGCGACACTCTTGCACGATCGCCCAGAACGCCTGCAACTCCGCAATGTGCGTATCCAACCACGCCCGGTCTTTCGCGACCTGCTCGATCCGAATGTTTTCCAGCGTCCAGTAGACCACACGGTACTCGTCGTCGGTCAACGCCTTTTTCCATTCTTTTAGGTCTTCTTCCATGGGTTTGTAGACGATTTCACCGCTGTCGTAGACCGCAAGAACGCCCTTATATGGCGACTTGGATTCTTTCCAATCCGTCTGATTGCAGCGTACAAACTGCATCTCGCAGTAATCGCACACGTCGATGCCCGTGCACTCCATCTGCATCTGCATCTGGTGGTAGTACGCGTCAGGGATCGCAGTGTCTTGCGTGAACTTGCGGCTGATCGGGCACTTGAACTCGACCAACTTCCCCCACTGCGGGTCCAGCGGGTTCTTCATGACGACAATCCCGTCCGGCGAGGCGCCGAGAAAAGGATACTTCGGATGCACGACGCACGTGGTATCCACAACTTCGGTACCGCAGCCCTGAAGGTTGGAATAAATTTCTTTCGCGAGCGGTTCGAACTGCGTGCCCCACAAACACGCCGTCATGCTCGGACCTTGAGACCCCGACTCCCGAGGAAACACTTTGCGCATGAGCATCTCTTTCCGCGCCGAGGGAGATGCACTTGCGAACGCTTTGCACACTTCGGACGCCGTAATCATTTCGCCGCGCTTCTGCAGCCACGCATCAGTGCGCTGATCTGCCTTGCCGTACAGTTTCAAAAGTCGGTTGATTCTGCGGCGGCGGATCCATACGGTATGCACTTCGGGGATATCCATGAGAGCATACACTTCCTTTCGGTAATGCTTGTACAAATAACCCTTCTCTCGACATACTTGCCGAATCCGGCGGTTCAGGCGGGTTACAGAGTCAAGGTCAAACACCTCTGTCATTGTTGTATACTGTTGTATGTATGGGAGATGCGAAAGATCCGGTTTACACAGTTTCAGTCTCGCAAGTATATAATGGAGGAGATTGCTACTCAGGAGCAATGGGTCATTCGGCGTTTGGAGTCCTTTTACACCCCCGAGCGCACAGAACAACTTCGCGATATTCTTACCAGCAAGACGGGCGTTTCTTTGCGTATTTTGGACTGGTTTGTGACCAATTATTCTAAAAAGAACAATGTCTCGTATGTTACAAAGTCGGGAAAGCATGTGATCGTGTACCTTGCCTACAAGTCGCATTTGAAAGCCTACAGCAAAAAGATGTTTGACCCGTTCTGCCGGCACGAACGCATAAATTTCCGGGGAGTGTCGACGACGGTGGGTCAACTGAACTTTTTCGCATGGGCGATCGAGGACGAGTGCATCGATTACATGCACACGCACATTGACGACATTCACGCCGATATGGAGACGCGCATGGCTGCGGCAGCGGGCGGCGCAGGCAATGGAGATCTTCGCAAAAAGCGCCACGAACTGTCGCACTCGGCGACCAAATCGCTCAAGCACCACGACGTGAAAATTACAGTGTCGTTTAAGTAAGTAATGAGTCTGGCGTGGCAGGTTGCTGCCCTTATAGACAAGCAGACGGGACCCCTCGAAGACTTCATAGCAGAGGACAAGAAGTCGGGTTCCAAGTACACCGAGTGGTACCAAGAGCGACCGCGAGACGGTCACACCGCATTCACGCACGCCATCAAACTCGGTCGTCTCGACATCGTAAAGTACATTGTCGAAACGCATCCGGGAATCGAAAATGAAGAGAACGACTTTTTCGGCATGCCGCGCGACTATGCAGAGCGGGAAAAGCAGGTCGAGATCGCCGATTTTTTGAAAGGTATAGGAGCCGTCTTACGACAGGGACCTCCACCCAAACCTGTACCCAAATACAGCGCCAGTCAGGTGGCTAGTCATTTTGCTGGACTCGCACCTGCATCATCGCCGTTCAAAATTGCCGAATCCGAACTTGGCGGCACCCTCAATATGATGGTTATTGTGCGCGAGGAAGAGTCGTTGACCGTAAACTGCCTCACTGTCCGCAGTCAGAGGCGACTGTTGACCATGGAAATAAGCGACTCGGAACTCAAGGGTCTCGTAACGAGCATTCCCGGGAACCCGTGCAAGAACCAAATTGGAACGGTATTCATGCAAAGTGCTCTTCGAGAAAACACGCACTTTTTCGTCATGTATAGAGGCGACGCAGAAAAAGAAATATATCCGTACGGTTTCATATGCGCCCGTCCTGAGGGAACTGGATACTTTCTCGACCTGATTTGCGCGACCAAGTATGGCTCGGATGTCCTGAAGTTCTTCATAAAGTGGTGCACTGGCAAAAAAGCCTCGCACATCCACCTGCACGCACTGCCGCAGGTGTTGGGGTTGTATACCAAGTTTGGATTTCAGTTTCGCAGGGGTTGTTCCGACTCGGCCATTCCCGAGACGAAAGAGTTCAAGGCGAAGGTTGCCGCAGCGGGCAAAGCGTTTCCCTCGTCCCTGCCCGACGTGTGGACCAACGACGACTTCAAGTACGTCCGTGAGATGGTTCTCAAGTTACAGAAGACCGGTTTCTCTGCATCCAATCGCGAACCCGAAGAGTGCCTTTCCCCCGATCTTACCGAGCAAAGATACAGAGAGTTGGTGTGTGGCGACGACGGGTACACCATGGTCCGGTGCAATTCTCCGAAACTCCGAACGCGCAAGCAGCGTAAAACCAAGCACCGTAAAACTCGCAAGGGAAAGTAATGCTAGGAACTCATCTGTACCCCGTCGATGAAAGTATCGCCGATTTCGACCTGAACACCGATATCGAGGAATATAACTACGACGGCAGGGTGGTGTATAGGGGGAACATGGACCCTGAATTTTCAAAGGACGGACTGAAGGTCTACTGGCTGTACGACGAGGACAACAAGCGCGTCGGCCTCGTCGAGCATTCTGCAGACGGTCAGCACAAATGCCTGTGGTACCGAAACAATGTGTTTTCCACGCTGCTGCAGGAGGAGTGGAGCGTGTACGACGAGACCGTGTGGCAACTTTTGAGCGAGACCGCCTACGATGACTGCATGCGTCGTGGATATACGGTAAACGACCTGAAGGCGCACACACAGGCCCTGCGCATCGTAACGCCTTCGGACCTTGCTCATAAAACGCTGCTGCCTTCTGTGCACGCATGCTTGCAGTGCCACACTCTGCACTCCAAAAAACACCCGGGATGCATATTCGCTCCCGAGAATGAAAAAGACTCGTTGACATTATTCGATACTCTATTTGTGGATGAAGACGACGGTACTATTTACATTCCGCCCGGCGATTCTGTGGTTTATGCGACCTTCCTGCGACGCGGGGCTGCTGCAGCCGCAGCAGGCGCTGGTGCAGGCGCTGGTGCGGGAGGTTCAATCACTGCCGCCGCGCCCCCGCCATAACCCTCGTCATCGTCGTCATCTGCTGCTCCCGCTCCCGCCTTAACCTGCGGCGTCTCGTCGTCGTCATCGTCGTCGGCAGCGAACGCCGCGCGCGCACTGCCTGCTGGCGGCGCTGCTGTAGTCTCGCCGTCATCCTGATCCTCGCGGAACAGGTCGCGCGCAGTCTGGCGCCGGCGCTTGCTGACCTTCACGAACGAGGGTTTCCAGGTGAGACCGAACGCCTGACCAATGATGTATATGCTGCCCTGCGCGATAATGCTCGCCGAGCAACCCTTGCCGAACGCCTCCGGTAGATCTGCAGGCGACTTGAGAATCACGTCATTGTCCTCGTCGTCGATGATGTCCGCGCAGACCTTGCCGTCGTACACGGGCATCTTGAAGCGCAGACTCGGCGGGTACTTGCCGTTAGGAACCCATCCCTCGGCAGTGTTCTCGACCGAAACGCTCAGGAACTTGTTGAATGAATCGCGAATTGATCCCAGTTCGCGCTTCTTTCCGAACCACTTTGCGCTGTTATCGACTGCTGCCTTCAGAACTGCCTCCTGGAACTCGCGCAGGAAGTTGTACGCCTTCTGCACATCGTCCGTGCCCGGCGCAGGTTCAGTTCCATACGGGTCGCAGCCGTGCAGACTCGCCGACATCGTGTACGAGGTCGTCACGCTGCCGTCCTTGTTCTGGTTGTCCTTCACGAGAACCCCGCCTGGAAACATGAACTGCGGAAAGCGAAATTGGACGTTCTGGTTCGTGTACTTGAAGGAGACGGATCCACCGCCCTGCTTGTTCTTCTTGACTTCCGAAAACGTGATGTTGGACGCATTGATCTTGCAGACATTGACTGTTGCGGGTGCTGCCATTTCTTCTCTTGTGTGTGCTACCAATCCCCAAAAAATCCGCCCGATCCGTTTTGTCGTCATATTTTCGTATCGGTCTCGAATAAGCGTAATATGAAGTGCCTGGCATGTCAAAATAAAAAATCAATTGAGAGGTGCACCAAGAACGCCCTCACGAACTGCATGTACTGCGGCATGCATATGCGTACTAAAAAGGTGCGCTCGTGGATAACTACGGGAACTCTGCGCGGGATCACAAAATTTCAGGCGGTCGTGCGCGGCGGCAACGTGAGGGAGTACAATGAACTTGCGGGTCCCGGCGTGATCGACCGACGCAGGTGCAACAACGATTCGGACGTGGTCACCTGCGAGGACAAGGGCAGCGTACACCCTTCGAATTATTTTTCGGTAGAGGAAGACGGCAAGGTGTGGTGGTTCGACCAGCGCACAATCTTTCAATGGTCGCAAAAGGATCTTCAAGTGCAAAACCCATACACGCGCAGACCTTTTTCCAAAGAAGACACGTGCCGCCTACGCAGAATCATTCGCTACCGCAAGCGCTGCCGACGACCACTCTACCACGAAGGTCAATTGCCTCTTTCCAGCACTGCAGATTCTCGCGACAACCGGTGGTTGCGCGTGTGCCAAGTCCTTCGCGAGTTTGATTTTACGCTGCACCACGAGCACTTTATTTCCCTTTCGTACCCCGCTCTCGTGGTCCTTATAAATTCAATAATCCAAGACACGCGCTACTGGGTGGATCCACATCTGCAAAAGTACCATACAATTCTGCGCAACCTCCGCAACATCATGCACACCTACAACACCGAAAAGCACCTGAGTCTCGATATCGCCACCGTGCTGCTGTCCGTGCTCATGGAGATGTGGGACTCCTACGAGTTTGCCACCTACATTAATACTGCATACCACTGCGCGTACAACTACAATGTTCATCTATAATCCGTAAACTGTTTGACTATATCGCTATACCCAGGTCTCTGTTGCATGAGACTCGGTATGACGACAAACCAGTTGTCCTTTTCCTGCAAGGTAGACCAGTACGAGTCTACAGCGTGCACACCATTATCCTGCGAAACCTCGAAGAGCGCAAGGCCCTGTTTAAAATTCGAAAGAAGCGTGTCGTAGTAATGCGAGTTCACCAGATAGGCTGCGGTCGTTTTTGCAGAAA